TGTCGCGCCGTTTGCTATGCAGGGAACGGCGGGGCTTACGGGCGTGCGGCTGGCCGAGCAGATAGCGTCTAACCTTCTACTAACTGGCCTTGAACCGGCGTTGGTGAGGGGCACCTTGCGGGGGCTGAGTGTCATTGGGACACGGGGCATAGTGGCGCTTAGGACTATCCCAAAGGCGGTGAAGGAGACGCCGATATTCCAGCGGGCGCTTAGGGGCATCCGTGAGGCAGGCGAGGCTGGTGCCCGTCCGTTACCTGAGAGGGTTCCGCCCACGACACCAACTATTCAGGCAGCAGCGGAGGAGGCAGGCAATCGCTTCGCTGCACCGCTCAGGGAGTTTGAGCAAGTCACTAGCGAGGTTGTCACCAGCGAGAGTCCTTTAGTGCGAAACCTCACTCGTGGTATCAATCCGAGCGTAGCCGAGAATACCAATGAGGGCCGGATACTCACAGCTTATGCTCGGCAGCGTGTTGCCGCTGCCGAGCTGACGGACGTGGCGGTATCCGCTGCGTTAGACCCACACGCGCAACGCTTCACCACTCGGACAGGTGGCGTGTTTAACATCGCCGACGATGGTGCAGTTAAGGGATTGCGTGTTGAGGAGGGGCAGTCGCGTATCTGGCAGGACGTGTTCAGCCGCCCCGACGATTATCCTCTGACATCGCAACAGCGTGCCTTCATTGACGATTTCCGCCAAGTGGTGGATGAGGTTGAATCTCTTCGAGTCGAAGCGGGTCTGAAGCCGAGGGCGAAGACTGGCCCTGAAGGATGGGGGTATGTGCCGCGCCAGGTGAAGGGGATAAGAGGGATCGAGTTGCGCCGTCCTTCCAGTCCTGGTTTACAGCGTGTCTTTGAGGAGGCTCAGGAGGGCGTGGCAAGAGGTGTGCGCTACGACACCAATCCGAGAGCGACACTAGAATTGCATGTCCGCAGCGCCTATCGCGAAATTGCCCAGCAGCAACTCAATGACGCGCTGACTCCATTGTCGGTGACACCAAGCGACATCCTGCGGGCGAAGAACCCTCAGTTAGTGGTGCGGACTGAGGTGGCGGCGAAGGAATTGACTACCGCCGTTCGGGCGCGCCGAGCCTTAGTAGTGTCTAGTACATTACGGAGCCGTGCCTTCAGGGCAGAGACAGGATTCAAGTTTAAGCCTGGCAAGCTGACTCAAGCCCAGCGAGCAGCGACTAAGAGAGTAGAGACTGCGGCTGCTGCGTTCGAGAAGGTGAAGGGGCCATACCGTAGAGCGATAGAGTCTGCTCGAAGATCGGAGATAGCTCCTGGCAAACTGTTCGGGCAGACTGAGGATACTATCGCTATTGGGCAGTGGCGGGGACGCTTCTTTCCGCGTGAACAGGCCGATCTCCTAAAGGAATCGCTTGGTACGTTCCTCACTGCTCCGCAAAGGGCCAGTCCTTTCTCACGGGGTGTCGAGATTCTGGGTAATCACATCCGCTTCCTCTCCGCTATCGGTGACTTCGCTGCGCCTTTTATCCAGGGTCTCCCTCTTCTAGCCCGTAACCCTGTGGCGTGGTCTAGGGCGACGTTACGGCATTACCAAGCATTTTTTGACCCTACGGTACAGGCGCGGTTCATCCGCGATCACATTGAGACGTTTCAGGAGATGGCGCGGCACGGAGTACCGATTGGCGACCCTGAGTTCTTCGCTGCTCTGAAAGAGGGCGGCGGTATCCCAGTCGGGCGTCTCCTAGAAGTGCTGCCGAAGGGCAAGGCGGCGCGTTCCGTTTTTCAACAAGTGGGTCGCCAGACGTTCGGACGCTTCCAGGCTTCTTACAACATGTTCCTGGGCAGCGCCCGCGCCCAGATGTGGGAGGCGATGAAGCCAACTTGGAGAGGGAGCCTTGATGATCTTGCGGCTCACATCCGCAATATGACGGGTGGATTAGACTCTCGTGCTCTTGGTGTGGGGCCGAGCCAGCGCGGGTTTGAATCTGTCTGGTTGGCGTTCTCGCCTCGCCTGCTGCGCTCGACTGTGGCGCTTGTGTCCGACTTGAGATTGGGGCTGCGAAATCCCAAGGGCCTAGAAGCCTTTCGTGCATTGGGTTCACTGATTACGGGCAGCGTTGGTGTATATGTGGCAGCGGGGCTTGCACAAGGCAAGCCGTGGGAGGAGATAGCAGCTGGCCTGAATCCCCTGAACGGTAAGAAGTTTCTATCATTTGAAGTCAACGGAGACTGGATTGGTATTGGGGGGCAGGTTAGGGCGATTACTCAACTCTTAGCGGCGACTGGCTCTGCGATTGCTCCTGGTGGTAGGCCCGCAAGCGACTTGATCTCCAACGACAACCCGCTACTCCAGTTCTACGAGTCAAGGGGAGCGCCCGCGCTGAATATCGTCGGCGGAGTTGCCGAAGCTGCTACGGGTGCCAACGTCCTGAAGTTTGAGAATATCGACAGCCTGCCTGAGTTGGTGAAACATCTTGGCACTTCGGCTTTACCCTTTGCGCTCCAGGGGCTTCTTGAGGGTGAGGGGCCGTTCACGACTGCCGCTGCCCTTGCCGGTGCTCGTACATCAGCGCAGACACCGTTTGAGGGTCGGCGTGCTCTTGTTCAACAGATCACGGGTAAGGAGGAGGAAGACCTTGACCCAGGTGAGCGGTTCGATTTGTTTGAGGGTGACGAGCAGGCAGCGGCTACACGATTTGGGACGGATGTTGAGACTATACAACGACTTCGCGCTTTGCAGCAGAGAGGCAGAGAGATTTCGGGTGAACGGTTTGAGTCTCCTATTGAGGAGCGCCGCCAAGCGGTAACAACAACGGCTACACAAATCGAGACTGAGCGGCTTGTACCGGCAGCGAAGGGCGTGCTTAGTGGCGACCCGTTAGCTCTTGATGCCTACAATGAAGGCCGCAAAGAGTTCTTTACGTCTCGTAGAGCTGTGAGTGAATCAGAGACGGCTCGTTTGGGTATTGAGCCGCAAGACTTTGAAGCCGAGACGACGCAACAGAGGTTAGTAGACGCCTACTACGCCCTAGAGCCGGAGGACACGAACGGCAACGGTTTCATTGACAAAGAAGACATGGAGGTCTTCTTCGATGCACAGGGTCAACTTCTTGACCAGATGAACGCGGGTTCCAAGCGAGCCATTAAAGACCCGCGCAACTTCTTTACCGATCCTGGCGTGATTGAAGTAGAGGAGATGCGGCTAGAGGCGATAGACGCGCTTAGGGCGATCACCGCACTTCCCAAGTGGCAGGGGCTTACGGCGGAAGAGGGTGAAAAATTGGATGGCCTCGTGAGCCGCATTAGCGCTGATGTCCAGAGATTCAAGGCACAGTCTGTTCGTGAGGGGCTAGACCCTGACGGAGTGACGTTCCGTTCTACCGCTGAGTGGCTAGCGGGGCGAGGTGAAATCACCGAATTAGACGCTGAGAACGCCATCGCCGTCAGTTCAGGCAAGGCGATACGTGAGCAGGGACGGATAGATTTGGCGCTAGAGAACCGACGGGTATTGCTCACCATCTTCCCCAATTTCTTTGACACCGTACTCCCTGTCGATGTAGAGAGGGGAGAATTGACAGAACAGGAAATTGGGCAGTTGGAACCAGCAGGAGTCAGGTAAGCGTCAAGGATTACGGGCCAAGATCATGCCATGAATGATATAGACGAGAAAACCAATCGTTCCGGCGATAAATGGTGACGCTTCGAACCAACTGATTGCGAGAACGCCCACAACCATCCCTGGTACAACAGCCATGATGTTCAACCACGCCATAACAAAACAGTATACACCTTGGAGATAAGATGACTCATATACCAGGCCATGTGGCGGTAGGCGATACCGCCGACTCCATCTCCCTAAACGACTTCGTGGGCACCAGCGTCACCGACGCCAGCGACCCCACCTTCAGCGGTATCCTTCGGCAAACCCCTGGCGGCGGCTGGGTAATCGATGCAGGGGGGACTCCACGAAGGCAGAGGCGGCTTACCTCCGGTATGGGTATCGTGAGTTCCGCCGGTCGCTTGGTCGTTCTGGGCAGCGGCTTTACAGTTGCGGAAGATCGGCAGCTCAGCCAGAGCCAGCTTAGCGCCTTCTTTGGCGGCGACGGTGGCACCGGCGGCTCCGCCCCCTCCTTCGCCGCCACTCAGGCTGCACAGACGCAGGCTGAGGCGTTTGCACGGGCTCAGGCTCAGCGGGACGCCGAGATAGCGGCGCGGGCAGCTGCACTGGCCAACCAGCGGGCAGAGGAGGCGGCAGAAGCCGCCCGCGCCTTCGCAGAGGAACAGGCCGAGATAGACCGTGAACTACGTCTGCGTGAAGCGCGACTCTCCACAGCCCGTGATTTGGTGAACATCCGCTCCGCAGAGGCGCGAGAGGCCCGCACCCAGGGAACAAGCCTAGCGGGCCAAGACCCGTTCCGTTTCTTGGCGGTAGCGAGAGGATTGCAACCTCCTACGGGTACAACCCCGTCAGCTGCGTTCAAGCAAAACCTACGAGGGGCCGCGCAGTTTGAGGCTCCCGACCTCACGGGGTTGGACTCCACTGCCCTTGAAAGCGTCATTGGCAAGCTGTCTCAGTCGATTACCCCCACGGGGTCGTCGACGCTTGGCTTCGCCCACGGCGGGGTTCTTTCCGCTGCTGGCTCTGACGGTGGCCCGTTCAGTTTCGGTGGGGGATCGCAAGCCGTGAGGGTTGGAGAGGCGGGGCCGGAAATCCTCATTCTCCGTCCTGATGGGAGTGTAGAGGTGGTGCCGGAAACTGGTAGCGCACAGGGCGGTGGGGTGTTCGACCTCGGCGGGTTTGGCCCGCTGTTTGAGCGGCTGCGGCAGTCTGTGGGGGTTGACCCTGTATTGGCTGGCGCAAGGGCTTCCGGCCCTGGGGGTCGCTTGGACGAGCTTAGGAGCGCGTTAGGTTTCCTTCCAGTTGGACAAGAACAGGAGACTAGCGCTCCCTTCCAGGCGTTTGCGGGGCCTACCTTGAGGATACGCGGAGGTCTACAGGAAGCGCTGGCTTTCCAAGGCGTTCCCAGAGCTGGGCCGGAGGCGTTAAGGATTTCCAACCTTATAGGGCAGCTTCCTGCCCCGTTCAAGATACCGTCCTCATTCTTCCAGTCACTATTCCCCGCAGAACAGACGGCGTTGATTAGCGCCTACCGGCTTGCGGGGGTGCCGGAGGCGGACTTTAGGCATCTGCAAGCGGCACCCCAACTTTCATTCACTCCCCAGAGGGCTACGGCAGTCGGATAGCCCATCACGACATGGACGCAGCCCCCAAAATGGGGGCTTTTCTGATTAGGAGGGACTACATGGAAGACGACAAGGCTGCAACGATAGTCCAAGAGCCTGAAGTGACGCAGGGATTTGAGGCCGCTGCTGAAGCGGCTGAAAAGTCTGCGGAGCCCGCTGCGACGAAAGAAGGAGCGGTGACGGGCGAGGGCACGGAGGAGCCAAAGGTTCCCAGCACTTACGAGGAGTATGAGCAGTCCGAGCGGTTTTCGACTGCGATGGCGGAGAGAAAGGCAGCCTTTATAGAAGAGGCGCGACCTGAAATCCACCGCGAAGCGAAGTCGGCAGCCATGAGGGAGTTCGATTCCTCTCATCAGCGAGCAGAGGCCCATCTCAGCGACCTGGCGAAGACTGGACAGGGCATGGGCCGCAGTCTTCGTGACGCTATCGAGAGCGTGGGGGAGGGCGGTGACGTGAGGCAGATGCAACGTTCAATTCAGCGCGTCATTGACGATAACCCTGGGTTCATCGATGTGGTCAACAGTTCGATGTATGGGCAAGGCCAGGACGCGGCCCTACGGAGGCTGGCCGATGAGTCAGGCGACCCCAATCTTCTGCCGGACGTTTATCTCCGGCTGAAGAACGACCCAGGCTTGGGGGACAGGGGGTTCGCCCGCGAAATCCTCGACCGACTAACTGAGGCCCGCATGGGTGGCCGAATCAAAGAGGCTATCGAGAAGGCCGTCAAGCCGAAGGACGAGGAGATCGCCAAGCTCACAGCCCAGTTGAACCAGACCAAGGGTAAGTCCCGTACAGAGGGGCCGGAGAAGCTGCCTGGGAGTGCTGGGGGCACTACAGATTTAAACAAAGCCCGCCAAGACTACATCGATGGCAGTATTACGACTGCTGAAGCGGAGAAGCTTGGCATAGTCTAAGGAGATTTTCATGGCCATTCAGACGGCCACTACAGGAAACCTAGCGAACGCTCAAAACATCATCCTCACTAAAGCGCGATTTACAGCGGAGAACAACGCCGTCGCCTTTGGGCTTTTGGAGCCGTTCACGCTTCCTCAAGGTGCGAAGACAGTGACAGTCCCGAAGGTGGGACAGGCAAACTTCTCCCTCCTGACGGATGGTGTGGACATGACCGACACCCAAGACATCGGGATGACGACTACCGACCTCACGACAGCAGAAAGGGGTGCCAAGTTCATCCTGACGGACAAGCTGGTAAGGCAGGCGAACGACAGCGCCTTCATGATGGTGGGCAAGCAGCTCGGTGACGGTCTTGCTCGCATCAAGGACACGGACTCCATCGCGCTGTACCAGAACCTCAACGGCGGCACAGTTCTCGGAACCGATAATATCGACTTCGAGATTATCAACGCTGCTGCCTGCATCGCGTTCGCACGGGCCAACAACTTTCCCAATCCGGTGTATATCGTCCACCACCCCAACGCCGTGTACCAGTTGATGGCTTCAATGGCCATCGTTCCTGAGACAGCAGGCGACCCGCTGGCGGGTAGCGATCCTGAGCGCGGGAAGCTCCTCAAGAACTTCTACAAGATGCGCTTCGACAACGTGGGCGTCTTCCAGGACGCTAACATTGCGGTGGAATCCGGCGTGAACTCCGGTATTGGGGTTATCGCCTCCGAGCAGGCGATGGCGGCTCTCACGAGCGTAGGGTTCCAGCGTGCAAACGAGAGGGACGAATCCCTCCGCGCTACTGAGGTTGTCGTCATCGCCGACTACGGCGTATTCGAGCTAGACGACAGCTACGGCGCGGGAATCCAGTACGAGATCGGCGCACCCTCGACCGTTAACTAAGGAGTAGATACATGGGAGAACTGATAACCCAGTGGGGGGAAGACGGCTTGCCTGACGGCCAGCCGAAGACCACCTACTACAACAGGCATGGCAAGGCGATGGTTCTCCCTGCCGATCCCTATTCCTTAAACCACTACTTGGGTCAGGGGCTCAGGCTTAAACCGCCTGAGTCCCTGACTCCGGTAGAAGGCGACTTTGGCAGACGGGACACAAATAGCGAAGGCCCCATAAGCGCAACGCGACAAGAGGGCGCTGCCACCGACCCAGGGACGACTACCCAGACCATTGAGCGTCTTGAAGGGCTGCTGGAGAAGGCTTTAGCGGCCCTAGACGCTCGCGACAACGTTGCCAGCGTGGAGCCTAAGCGAAAGAGAGGGCCGGATAGAAAGAAGCGTAAGAAGAGCAAACGTAACCGCGCCTAACCAGCGCGTCGGAAACGGGGCATGAACTGATCGTACCCCGAAGAAAGGAACTGAAATGGGTTTCCCAAACGTAGTCAACGGCTCTGAGGAGGAGACGCTTACCGCTACTACCACTCAGGGCGTTCCTATCGGCCAGAAGATGGTCATTGAGGACGGCAGAATCTATCGCTACTGCCTGAACAACTCCAGCACCGCGATCATCGTCGCCAACTTGCAGCAGGGCGCGATCCCTGAAGTCGCCAAGTACGGCGACCAGTCGGTTTCCAACGACCACGCGGCGGGGGCGCTAGTGATTGAAACCATCGCTGCTACGACCACCGACATGGCGGCTGACGACCTGATCGACGGCTACTTCTGGTCGGAGCAGCCTGCCCAGCTCGGGCCAGCCCAGAGAATTAAGGCCAACACCCTCATCACCCAGGGCGCGAATACCGGCACGATCACCCCGTACACCGCGCTGGCCATCGCCCTTAATGGCTCCGCCGACTCCGACACGATCTCCTACATCCGGAATACCTGGCGGAATGTCATCATCGCTCCCGCTTCGACCGAAACAGGACTGGTCGCTGGTGTGTCTGTAGTGGTCATTGCTGCCAGCGGGTTCGGATGGTTGCAGACCCAGGGGCCATGCAAAGTTCAGACCAGCGGCTCCCCCGTCATCACTGCCCACGTCATTTCGTCGGGCAGCGCTGCCGGCGAGATCACGGTGCAGGGAGCGGCGGCTGACACCGTCGTCGGCAAGTTCATGCACTGGGCGACGTCCAATGAGGACGGCCTGTTCTGGCTCACCATCGAATAATGCCGACAGAGGAAGAGATACGCCAATGGGTGAGAGATGAAGAGACAAAGATCGAGTGCGAGAAACAGGATGCTTGTGAGCACCGCAGGGTCGGCACTCTTCAGCCCAACGGTGACATCACCTGTGACCAGTGCGGCAAGGTCGTGACCTTAGAGGACGCCTTCAAGTAATGCCGATTTACGTCTATGAGTGTCCCACGGACGGTAAGCAGGACGTGTTCTCCAGGACGTTCAATGTGCCTAGGGAACGACCCTGCCCCGTCTGTGGGCGCTCGGCGTCCGTCTGCGTTACTGCGCCCTCTAGGCACGACATTAAACGCGACTGGGACGAAAAGGCCAACGAGTACCGACGTGACCCGTACACCCAATCCAAGGCCCAGTTGACGAACCAATACAGGAGCGAAATGGAGAGAGTCGAGCGTGACTGTGACCGCCCTCCTAACCCTGTCACCGAAGAGGCCATCCAAGTCGGGGCCAGGGAGATTCACAAGCAGACTCCACGCCCTGATCCTCAACAACGGCAACTCGCCCACATACGGAAAGCCAGGAGAAAAGAGAGAGAGGTAAAGTAAATGGCTTACCCCGCGAATCTAGCAATCGACTACGCAGCCCCGTACGAAACGGGGGCGACCCAGCTCTACCCCATCGGGCAGAAGGCGGAAGACCCCTCTGGTAGCATCTTCCGGTACACGCTGATGGGCGGCACTATCGGTGTGGCTAACAAGCTGTACCAATCCGCTATCCCCACTGATGACTGGAGAACCCAGACCCACACGGTAGAGGCCACCGCTGGTGACACGTCTATCTCCTTCGATGATGGCGGCACCGCTTTCACCGTCAACCAAGCGGCAGGGGGAACTGTTCTGTTTGAGGAGACGGGCGACCTCGGCGGCATATACCGGATCAAGTCCAACACGGTGACGGTCTCCACCGAGACCATTATGCAGTTTGAGGACGGCGTGACCGTCCAGGTCACGATGCCTGTGGCGGCGAACAACGTGATGACCTTTATCCTGAACCCCTGGAGTGCGACCATCATCACACCAACAGCGGCTACAACCGCTGGCTATGCAGGAGTTTCCCGCGTCATCATCGCGGTCAGCGCCTACGGCTGGACACAGACTAGAGGGCCTTGTTCCTGCCTCATCGAGACGGACACTTCGGCCCTCCTTGTCGGCAATGGAGTTCACTCCAGCTTGGATGTTGCGGGAGCCGTGTCCCTCCACGATGAGATAGCGACCGAGATTGATGTTGCCCATCTGGGTTTCTGCATGAATACTGCGCCCACTGCCGACTTCGGCCACATCTTCTTGCAGATCGAATAAGCTATGACACTCCTAATTCACGACACCGCAACCGTCCAGGGAGTGCCGCTCGGCGACGAACTTGCGCTCCGGCAGCGCGTCTATAGGTACGCCAAGAACGGCGTTATTCCTCTGAACCCTGGCGAGGTCGTTCAGACGGCACGGCCTAACGACGCCCATTCCAACATGACCTGTGCTGCTGCAGCAGCGGGTACAAAAATCATCACGGTGACGATGGATCAGAATGTCATCGCCAACGAGTACAAGGATGGCTATATCTACATCAACGACGAGGCGGGAGAGGGGTTCGTGTACGATGTAGTCTCCCATCTAGGAGCCGTCGTCACTGAACCCACCGACGCTGTGACCGCTCAGGTGACGCTGAGAGACCCATTAGTAGTGGCGTTGACCACCTCATCTCAGGCCACGCTGGTTCAGAATCTCTATAGCGGCGTCACTCCTACCTGGGGTGAGCCCCCCAATATCATCGCGGGGGTCGTTCCGATCACCGTCGCGGCCAACGCCTACTTCTGGTGCCAGGTCAGGGGGCCTGCCGCCGTCAAGCAAGAGGGTGGGCTGTTCGCGGGCCAGGGTGTGCAGTCTTCCCAGTACAAGAAGGGTTCGGTAGCCGTAGCCAAGCAGGTAGTCCCCATCAGGCAAAGAACGGCAGCAGCCGCCCGTGCTGGGGTTGGGGCTCCACCCCAAGAGGCTTACACCGAAGCCCATCAGTATCAACAGGCAGGCATCGAGCAGCGGTTTGACTATGAATCGCAGCGTACTGAACCTGACGAGGTGCTGACGACCGTTTCGGGTAAGGTGACCATCCCCAGCCGGATTCTGGGCTACTGCATCAACCCGCGTGTGAGCGAGGAGTTCGCTCTAGTCTATCTCACCATCAGTTAGGAAGTGTCTTATGGCGATTGATTTTGAGAGCCTAACCATAAGTACGGGGGCAGTGTCTATAAGCGCCGGCATCATTGACCAGCACCCCGATGACGCCCTCATTACCGTGGAGGCGGCAGCGGTCAGGTTCCGCGTAGACGGCACCGCTCCCACGGCAACGGTGGGCCACATCTTGGAGGTGGGGGATGTTCTGGAACTTCGGGGCATGGGCGAGCTGGGTAATTTCCAAGCCATACGAAAAGACGGCGCCGACGCCACTCTGCGAGTCAGCACGGGGACGGTAACGGGGAGGGCGCGATAATGGCCAAAATCATTCGTGCCCCGCAGCCAGTAATAAGGACGTTCGACCTACTTGACCAGATTCTGACGGTTCTGGGCTCGACCACAACAACCTTTTGGCCTTTTATCGAAGGTGGAAGCCTAGCAGCTGGCGAGATAGTTCGCTCGTATGGGGAGTCGGTACACATCTTCACCATGACCGACCCTGGCTCACTAGGATTCATGCCGTACAGGCATGTCGGCGGCGTGAATAGCTACCACTTCGACAGAACGGACTCCATGAACGGAGCTGGTGAAGACAGCGCCGACTTCTCGTTCGATGACTCTGGTACTAACGTGTGCAGCTTCGGTGCTTGGGTAACCCGAGACAATGCTGGCTCAGAGCAGGCAGTACTAGCTAAGTACGACGTGGCAGGTACAGACCGTGAGTGGAAACTCAGTGTTGACAGCTCCAATAAATTGAGATTTGAGCTTTACGACGACAGCGCTAACGCTGCCGAGATCGCCACGGGAGACACCAACCTGACACTCAACAAGTGGCAGTTCCTCTGCGTCACCTATGACAGCGCCGGAGGAACATCGGCCAACGCGGGGTTGAAGCTCTACCTGGACGCCACGCGTGAGACCGAGACATTATCGGGCAGCGGCTCGTACTCAGCCATGCAGGCTGGGTCGACCCCGATTATGCTCGGCGCGGCTGACGACACCGCATCGCCGACGATTGAGATGGACGGTAGGATTGCACTCCCCTTCATCTGTGGCAAGGAACTGACCGCGGCCAACGTGGATTCTCTAAAGGGCTTCGGCAACACTCTCTTGGGGTTGGCGTGAGCCGTCTCTATCTTCCTATCGGGGCGGCGATGCGGAACCCCAGGACGGAGCGACAGGCGATCATCATGCGCTTGCAGCAGCTCAAATATAACGTCATCGGGGCGACCGACCCGAAGATGATAGAGATGTCTCAACTGCGGGACATCTTGGCTATGTGCGAGGAGAAGGCCAAAATCCCCGACATCGTCACACCCAGGCCGCGCTATACTAAGAAGCAGGTAGCGGAAGCCCTGAAGGACATGAAGGAGTTTCAGGACGCTCGCAAAGCGGGGCGAAGGAGGTTGTATTGAAAGCAATTAACTTCCTGTTTTGGCTCAGGGATGTGGTCAAATGTTGCCCTACCAGCAAAGAAGGCGCAAAGACTGGTTTACCTTCCAATGCCGAACTCCGGCGATGGTTGAAAAGCGGGGCAGTCATAGTGAATGGGCGAAAACCAGGGCCAGCGGCCATCGTTGAGTGGCCCATAGAGGAGCTGGTTTTCTTCCCGTCGGGAAAACTGAAGACAACTATCATCTAGGAGGTTGTATTGACTGGCCTCTGGATAACTGCAGAAGACAACAACTTCGTCGCGGGCGACAGCCCCATCGAGATAGACATATTTGCCAGTCTCACCGCTGGAACGAGCTACAGGACTGCCGAGGGGTACATCACCTGTGACGGGCCTGGGAGCCTCCAAATTGAAGTCGCGGAAACCCCCTCAGAGTACGGGGGTGCCCTTACGCTGAAATCTGGCGAGACCCTAAGCCTTTCTAGGTCTCGTGTGGCCATCGTCAAGATCACTCATTTAGGGACAGATTCAGCTTACAGGCTTGTAGTGGTGCCGATTAACTGATGGTTTCTCTAAGCAACATAGCGGTCTTGAAAGACCAGAAATCAGCCTTCGGGGAACTGTCCTCAGTACAGCCAACCCCGCTTGTCCAGGTTCAGTTCCCCTACAACATCAACTCCCGACTGGTAGAGGTACGGGCGAACGGTGGGACTGTCACCCAGGACACCGGTAGGGTGAAAGTCTCAACTGGTGGGGGCGCCAACCAGACGGCGATGGTGCTGACCAGAGACGCCCTACACTACGCCCCAGGCCAGGGTGGGCTCGTGAGGTTCACGACGGTCTATGCAGCAGGGGTCTCCGACTCCACCCAACTTCATGGCGTGGGAGACGCTGGAGATGGGTACTTCTTCGGCTACAACGGTACTGCGTTCGGCATCCTTAGAAGGGCTGGCGGCAGGTCTGAGATAAGAACCCTCACGATAGCAACCGCCTCTAGCCACGAGGATAGTATCACCATCACTTTAGACGGTGATACCAAGGCCGTGACTGTGACGAATACGGCAGACAAGACGCTCACCGCGAATGAGATAGCTGGGGCAGACTACTCCAACATCGGCACAGGCTGGAGGACATTCGTAGACAACGATACGGTAATCTTCATATCCTACGATACCGCGACTCATACAGGTGATTATGAACTGACCGACGCCACAAGCGCGGCAGGAACGTTTGCTCAAACAGTCGCCTCTGCTGCCGTCACCGATACCTGGGTAGCTCAATCTTCTTGGAATACTGATAAGATGGACGGCACGGGGGCATCGGGAATGACGCTTGACCCCACCAAGGGGAACGTCTACCAGATTCAGTACCAATGGCTGGGCTTTGGGCAGATAAGGTTCTCTATTGAGCACGAAACTGACGGGGAGTTGGAGTTAGTCCATACGATAGACTACGCCAACGCCAATACCACGCCGTCTATCCTCATCCCCACTCTTCCCTTGCATATAATGGCGAGGAACGCTGCCAACACGTCCGACTTGGTTATGTTCTCCTCGTCAATGGCGGGATTCATAGAGGGGAAAGAGACGACGATCTGGCCCGTCAGGCACTCGTTTGCCGCTGAGGATACGGACGTAGACGAAGCCTCTGAACAACCAATCGCCTCAATCCGAAACAATATTGTCTACCAGGGACGGGAGAACAGGACTCGAATATGGGTGCGGTTTATAGAAGTAGGGGCTTCGGCGGGCAACAAGCCCGTTAGGATTCGCATTGACCTTAACTCAACCCTGACGGGTTCCGCCTTTGCTGCCCTTGACGCTGATGATTCTGTGGTGTCAACGGATTCAACGGCTACGGCTCTAACGGGCGGAGAGGCCCAGTTTACCTCTACCCTGAACAGTGGGGACAGGCAGTTCGTTGACCTCAGCAGCGAGGAGTTCATCCTGGGGCCTGGGACGGTATTCACGGTCTCGGCGCAGCAGACAGCGTCGGGGACTAACTCAACGGTAGACGTGTCGATAAACTGGGTGGAGCTGTTCTAGTGGAGCATCAGCTTCAGCAGCAGGCTAGACTTATCGAACAGCTTAAGAGTTCCGGAATCCTGGGCTTCTTCCAGCGCCGACGTGTTCGGAAGCTGAGTCTACCTAAATACATCAGAGAAGACGAACTCCGCGCCCTGAATGTTCGCCTGAAACAGAAAGTGCGGGCACTCAACCAAGAGCTAGAGAGAAGGGAGCACTAGCATGGCACGACACGCACGGAGACCTGGAGAGACTGTAGCGCAGGAGCGGGCGCGACTGAGGCGTAAGGACACAGTAGCGGGCCGAGCTACCAAGCGGCGCAACGTGGGGGCCTCTACGCGCAGGGGGCGGTAATGCCCGCCAAGACACGCCGCCAACAGCGATTCTTTGGCGCTGAGCTGGCCCGCAAGAGGGCAGGTAAGAAGACTCGCACGGGTATGAGCGAGAAGAAGCTACGCGAACACGCCCGTAAACCCCGTAAATAGTTCCTATCACGAAATGGAGTAGCGTATGCCTGCCCTCATCGACTATCAGCGCGAACTCTGTCGCCGGTTGTATGAACACGAACTTCCCCAAATCGCTGGCACCAACACCTCCACTACCGCTACGACCCTTACCGACCTGCTGGGGAGCCTGAACTACTCTGATGGCGATGTCAACTTCTACGACGGAGTGTATGTTCAACTCATCAATCAGACTGATGACGTTGACAACGGAGTGGGTCGTGTCACTCGTGGGGGCTGGGCGGTCACGGGATCACTTACGGTAGACCCTTCTTTCTCCACCACTCCTGCCTCCGGCGACACTTACGTTCTCTCTAGGCACCCGCCCAGACTCCTTCAGGACGCGATCAACCGTCTGTTGCGCAACAACTATCAGCCATCATTCTTCCCGCTGTCCCTTCACGTCATGGGGAACGACGCGAACGACATGGAGCCGTCCAGTATAGCGACGGACTACACCGCTGAGAATAGCGGCACCCTGGCGACGGAATCGACCATCGTGCATAACGGGGCGCAGTCGCTTAAAGTAACGGCGGGAGCGGCCCTGAGCGGCGCTTCCACTGGGAACATCTCTGTCTATGAGACAAAGCCCTACTACGCCGCCGTTACGTGTTCGGTGAAGCAGGGCGACGATGCCGACTTCCGCATCGTCAACGTGCAGAACTCTGACGCCCAGATAGACGACAACGCCACCACCGACGAGCCCTCTTTCACAGAACTTATCATCCCGTTCACCCCCCCATCGGGCTGTGAACAGGTGGATGTCTTCATGCTGGGAACGGCTAACGGCGACATCGCCTATTTTGAGGACTTCCAAATCTGGCACAATGGCAGCGGGGTTTATCCCGTCCCATCTTGGCTGGAGTGGCCTGAGCAGATAATCGACATAAGAGGCTTCCCGCAGGGCACAGGAGGCCCTGCCTCGGACTTCGACTATCGAGTTAATGAAAAAGCTTCGGTTCCGCTCAACTGGCACCTCGAACGTGAGGACAGGCGAGCTAACGTTCCCTTCCGCATCTGGGTGGAATCCACAAGTACCCGCCCCTACATCTACGCCCATCGCCCCTTCGCCGAATTGTCCGCTACTGAAGACACCTCCAACGCCGACCTGGATTCGGTGGTAGAGGACGCGGCCTTCCTCGTCCTTCATCCCGATAGAGCGGAGCAGTACCTAAGCGTGCTGCGCCAACAGCGTCTTGGCGGGGCCGTAATCGCCGCCCCTCAGAGAGTGAGCGTGCGGTAGATGGAAGACGCCTTTATCACGATCCACGACCTTGACGGCTCCTCTAATCCCCGCCGCTTCGATTTGGACGAAGACAAAGATGGGGTTGCGTACCGCGTCGTCCAATCGGGTGAGATGGAGGAGCATGAATTCACCTTCGAGGGTTCGATGGGGGAAACCATATGCCGTCACCCCCGCCAGTGTCCCGATTACTTCTTCTCCCAGTTCGACACCTCGGACGGGACGCTAAGACTCCCTCCTGCCGTCACTACCGTCGCGTCGCTGGACATCGCCTACACCCCCATCACGATGTGGGAGGACTTCGACTCGGACGGGGACAGGGCGTTCTACATCGAGTACAGAGACACCACCACGACTCCCGACATTATCATCAAGAAGTACCGTGTCACCGACGACACTTTAGTTGATACCGAGGTCTCCACTACCCAGGGAGGAGCGGCGACCGAGACCGCACCCCGCATAGGGAGGGTCGTGTCGTTTGAGGGGAACAGCTTTGTCCCTGCGGGGGACGAGTCGGGCTCCAACCACATCCGCAAGATTGGTGTGGGGGACATCTCCGCTGGTACGGCGGACACCTACACGGAGGGTGACCACTTCTCTAGCTCCCATGCTGTCATTGAGGAGGACGGGGTAGCGAAGTTCATATCATGTGACGGTAATGCGTTTCGCACCGCTGCCACGACTCCCGAAACAGACGCGAACTTCTCCGGTGCCTTCGAAGTCGGGGACTCTGGCTCTCCCGTCTTCTGGTCAGTAGAGTCGGGCGGGTTCGTATATGCATGCAAGGCCGATAACCTCTACGAGCTAGACCCTACAAGTGCGCGGCCCCTTCTGGACATGAGAGCGGAGCGCAAAAATAAACCCTTCCAGACCTACGACGACTTCGACGGCCACATGTCGGCCACAGTCGGCGCGGCGGTGCTCTACAACCACCGTAGCGGATTTCATCGCTATCGGTCAGGGAGGGCAGACAACCTCTCCATCGACAACATCCCTGGCTATCGTGAGGTTCCTGGTGTGAGTAGTGTCCCGATCAGGCTACGGCACTACGCTACCGACGCTGTAGGTCGATGGATATACAACATCTACAAACCCCCAGGCTTTGCCAACACTGTCAACTGCAACATCATGTCGGCCTTCTACCAGCCTGGATCGGCCAGAGAATTGACTTGGCGCACCCTCATTTCTCGCAATGAGGACTTGCTCGGCCTCAAGATAGATTCGGACAAACGGCTGTGGTTTGTGCAAAATCCTAACGACCCTGCCGTGGCGGCGGGTACAGTAACGTTCGACGCCGCCTCTAGCGCCTCTGGCTCCGGCACCTCTTTGACTTGGAACCATACGGTGGCGGCGGGCACTCAGCGGGCGCTGGTAGTGGGTGTGTCAAGTACAAGCCTTGGCTTTGTGAACCCGCCCTCCTCAATAACTTTCGGGAGCCAAAGTTTATCGCAGGTCATCCAGGATGGTCTGGGCGATGTTAGGGGTAGCCTGTGGGTACTTGCTGCTCCGGCTGTAGGTACGGACACAATTACTGTCACGTTCCCTAACTCCATGATTGAAAGTGTGGGTGGGGCGACAAGCTGGACAGGTGTTTACCAGAGCCAGCCCCTCCGCAACGCCACCAGCACGGACGGCAACAGCGCCAGCCCATCGCTAACGGTGACAAGCGCGACGAATGATGTAGTGGTAGACGTGTTGACGGTGAACAACGGCGAGACCCCAACTGTAGATGGAAGTCAGGCCGAGCGATGGAACATATCCACTGGTTCTGAGGTTGCTGGTGCAGGTTCCTCAGAGGCGGGAGCGGCCAGCGTGGCTATGGACTGGACTCTGGGAGCAAGCCAATTCTTTACTCTCTGCGGTGCTTCCCTACGGCCAGGAGCACTGGGCCAGGCTGATGCCGATCTCAACTATATCCAACTCAGTTTAGACGGCAGTCCGCGCACTGCGTTGGGTCGGAATCGCGGTGTTGCGTCCACAATATACGAGCATGTCATGGGTGAGATTCCATTTGGCCGTCGTGTCCAAGCCCGCTTCCTCCGAGTGGAAACGGAGAATTTTGACAGCACGACATCCTTACAGATGAAGATTCACAGGGACGGCGCCGGGGAGGACTCCATCGGAAGTGCTATCACCAGCGACGACTTCCACCAGATAGACTTTACGCTAGGGACGACTGACCTTCTGCGACGGGCACGGCTACAGCTTACCCTGACGACTAACTCTAGCTACGCCTTCTCCACCAGCGACCCTCGCATACTGAGGGCTGTACTTGGCATACGTTCCCCTGACATCTACCGTGCCGTCATGCGGACAGGCAGCTCCATCGACTCGGCCCGCACGGAGCGGAAGATACTGCGCCAGCGGAAGGGCGGGGGGACAGTTACCCTCACGGAGTCCTGGTCGGGAACACAGTTTAGAGCTGATGTGGTCTCCATCCGCGACTTGGAGACCCGTCGCGACGAGGGCGGGAATATGACGTATCTCACCGAGATAATGTTCCGCAGATTTGATGTTGAGTCATGACAGTTGAGCTAGACGAACTCGAACGCCGAATCGAGGAAGTCCGCATCATGGCGGAGGACGCCCACGACAAGTTTCCCATCCGCAGCACCACAACCGCTGGCGCTAGTCGGGAGCGGCACATTCACGACTTGGGGAAGCACCCTGGAGGCGTTATCGCGGCCCGTGCTCACAACAGCGCCAATCTCACTATCTCCAACGCAACGAACACCGCTCTCACGTTCGATAGTGAGCGATTCGATACCGATTCAATTCACAGCACCTCCAGCAACACGGGGAGACTGACGGCGACTACAGCGGGCAAATACATCATCAACGCCAATGTAAGATGGGCGGCGAACTCGACAGGAATACGCGTTCTATTCTTTCGGGTGAATGGCACCACCCTTATTAGTGCGGATAAGCATAACGCTGCCTCCGCTGGTCTCGACTACCAGGAACACAGCACACATTACGACTTAGCAATCGGTGATTACGTAGAGTGTATGGTTCATCAGTCTTCAGGCGGAAACCTTGATGTGGAGGTAGAAGCGAACATTAGCCCTGAGTTCATGATGGCCCGTATCGGCGCAGCGGGAACATCTGGTGGGGGAGCGCCAGGAACCGACCACGGTAGTCTGACGGGGCTGGGGGACGACGACCACAGCCTATACATCCTAGCCGCTGGCTCCCGCGCCTTCACGGGCGATCAGTCGATGGGGACGAACAAATTGACCAGCGTCGTTGACCCAGGTTCCGACCAGGACGCGGCGACGAAGAAGTATGTGGACGATAGCGACCACGCTGAATCCCACGATTATGACACTCATAGTGGGGGCGTCCCCTTCGCCGAGCTAGAGTACGATGATGCAACCTCCGACCCACTACAGGATGCCGATTCAGCAGCGGATGGGACGGAGGACAGCGCGGCTCGCAAAGACCATAAGCACCCCAAACACCACGCCCAAGCCCACGCCTCAGACCACACAGACGGCACCGACGACATACAGGACGCCAGCGCGGCCCAGAAGGGCATCGCCGAACTCGCCACAGCCGCCGAGACCTCTACAGGCACGGACACCGACAGGGTAATTCCAGTCGTCGCCCTGCCTATTCAGATTCAGAACAACAAGTACATCTTTGTGGCGGACACGGCTTCTGATGATGATTACCTGATAGCTCCTAGTCCAGCAATCGCAGACTACGCCACAGGGCAGATGTTTCACTTCACGGCGCAGACCGTCAACACAGGCGCGGCGACACTCAACGTCAACGGTAAGGGCGCGAAGGCGATCCTGAAGGAACACGATGTTGCTCTTTCGGACGGGGACATCGAGGCGGGACAGATAGTTACGGTCGTCTACGACGGCACGCAGTTCCAGATGCAGTCTTTGCTTGGAAACGCCCCTGGCGGCGGGGGTGGGGGCCAAGACTTAGCCACCGATACTCTCTGGGCCGCGCAGGGTGATCTGGTGAAGGGCACGGGTAACGATACCGCAGACATCCTCTCTATAGGGGCAGACCATACGGTTTTGGCTTGTGACGGAACTGACCCTTCGTGGAGCGCGGCCCCTCCCCTTGCTGGCATTGCTAACACATCCGACACGACGGTTCTAAAGACAAGCGCGAGTGATCCTAATGTTGAGATCGATGACAGCTTTAGATGTGAGTTTATGGGAATCGCCTCGGGTCCCGTCGCCGTTACCAAGCTTCTTATGAACACCGTGGAAACTACCGGCAGCGTGTGGCAAGGAATAGACGTTTCGCCTACGATAACTCATTCGGCGAGCCAGAATGTCTTCGCCATCAAGGGGCTTGCAAGCGTCAGAGCTGCCGATACGTCTGATGGTGTTGTATTTGGACTTCAGTTTATAGCCTCCCCGCAGGCGTTAAACAAGACCTCTTCGTTTGACGAAACGGTAGCGGTTGACGTTGGTTTAAGTATTTTGGGGATAAAAACAACTACCGATACAGTCCTTACGGTGGCGGACGCCGCTCTATTCAGGGGTGTTGTAACCGTACAGTCAGCGGGTGTCCACGCGGGCGTCACCGTGACTGTAACCAAGGGCTACGGAGTGCATATCGAGGCACCAGTGCTTACAGGCGCTGGGACGCTTTCTATTGAAACCTACTACGGCTTTCGCCACGATGACATCACCGTAGGTACAAACGTCTACCCCTTGTTCATTGACGGAGGTTCTGACAACCAAGACCACTACAGCGTCCACGAACCCAACCTGGTGCTGTTCAAGTCGATTACAGCTGGTGACGACTTCATGGGGCTCTCTACCGCTGCCAAGGCGGGCGATGGGGTATTGGGCTGGGGAGACGCAGCCACCGCCCCCGATGAGGTTACGAACCCTACCGGCGGGTTGATTATGTGGGCGGCCTCCGGCGCGCTCTTCGCCATAGGTTCATCCGGCACCAAGACGACGGTAGCTGCCGCTGAGCCCCACTGCCCTAAATGCGGCAACGACTTCGTGTTGGAGTGGGCGAACAAGAATCAGGGTAAGCACCTCCAAGTATGTATGTGGTGTTACGCCGAAGCGGGCGGCGCGGGCGTGATGAAGCAGGAGGGATGATGAACCTCAGAGACCTCAACGAAATAACAATCCGGCTATCGGCGGCGGTGCACCACCTACATCGATTGGAAGTGATGGTCAACGTCTATCAATTCGGCAAGGTCATCATCGCCGAAGAGGAGATGCCACTAACCAATGGGCAGAGGGCAGGGATAAAGACCAAGGCTCAGACTTTAGGAGCAAGGCTGACAGCGGGCGCGGATACACTAACCAATCCCACAGGCAAGACTGGCACCTCTGACCTCAAGCAAGTAGCCGAAATTCAGGTAGAGCCGCGACGGCTATTTCGTATACTCCAAGACCTCACTGCGCAGACGGAAAGTCTTACCAAGCTGCTCCTTGATACGACCAGCGTAGAGACCGACGGGAGCATCGCCGCCCCCGTTGCCGACGAGACCGCGCAGCAGACCGCGAATGCGATGGCAACGCTAAGAGACGCAGCTAAGTGGTGGATAACTCAGGAATTGGCTAAGCTGACATGAGCCTTCTTGGTCGCCAGGAAGCGGTTAAGGCCGAGCGGGACAAGCTGGCCTAGCCATTTCGTGATAGCCTAGGCCCATCCATGTCCACTAAGTAGACCGCCTCGCGTCCCGTAAAACTTCCCCCCCAAGTTGACCAATAAGGGATTGACTTCCCTCTTTTCACGTCTTATTATTCTCTGCGACAGCCTTGACAAACAATATCGCATAGCGTAAGGTAACCCATGCTAAGAACAGTGGTTAAGGTTAGAATCCCCAAACTGGAATGTCGGCGCTGTGGGCACCTATGGTTCCCCCGCAAGGAGGACGTAAGGAAGTGTCCTAAGTGCCAGTCAGTCTATTGGGAGCAGCCCCGCGACGAAGAGGTGAAGGCGTGAAAATCCTAGAGCCGATACCACGAGAGAAGATTCCGCCGCGCAGAGGTGGTGTTGTTGGTGGGGCACACAAGTTTCGCTCTTTCTATGAACAGGTTATGGCGCTGGACGGCCAAGCCCTGCCCGCTAAATTCGATGACTCAAAGAGCGCCGAAAAGTTCGTTACACTGATAAATCACGCGGGGGGAAAGGGGCGACGCTTGGGACTACGTGCTACTCAGCGCGGCAACGTCGTCTATGTCTACAAAGACTCCTCATGACAACCCTCCAGCTCCCCCTCACCGGCCTACAACTCAAGGAACAGGGGATAGAGTCGCTGGAACGTTTTAGGTGGGTAGACGATGCGCGTCTTGCGGCTGAGACGATGCTGCTTGAACTCATCGAGTTCCCTAATCCATTCCCAGAGACACTGACCTCCGATGACCTCCATCTCGTCATGGGGACACCTCCCCACGACAACTGCTACGGGGCGATTTTCCACGACAAGCGGTTCAGGGCAACGGGCGAGCGTGTACGGAGCACGAGGCCAGAGGCACACGGCAGATGGATAGAAGTCTGGAGGCTGGCGTGAGCAGGGCTTTTCAGTGTGACCACTGCGGCGAATATTTTGACGGCAACGAATCACACTGGATTAAGAGAGAGGTCTGCGACAAGAAAGCGGGATTTGTTCGTTATCGAACAACCATGTTTGTCCATTCGGCTGACGGGCCGCAAACGGAGCACGCAGGCCCTGGAATACAGCGAGCCGCCTACGAACGTAGCAGCGTCGAGCTTTGTGGTGGCTGCATTAAGAAGATTCTCCTCGCCTCTCTCAACAAGGAAAAGCTTTGACTCGTTCCCCGAGCACGTTTTCCCCTAACGGGGCACGGCTCGTCTCTGCACCCCCAGACGAGAGCCGTGCTGGGTGAATTGAGTAGAAAGGAGGCGGGCATTTCGTGATGGCAGCAGGAGGGGTTCGGCTCCCCCGTCCTCTCCTGCCTCTTATGGGGCTCATGAATAGCAACGAAGCCTGGGAACTCAGCCGTTCGTGGGCTCCATTAGGGAGATGAGATGAGCGACAAGTCTAATTGGTGTCGATACTGTGACCGTGAGACGTTGGAGAAGCGCTGCCCCAGGTGCGACGAGGAGGCGATCTGCTACCTCTGCGGCTCTTGCGGGACAGCGGATTGCGGCTACGTGATGGAGCGCGAAGAGATGGAGGAGGCGGCGAGATAAATACTACAGCCGAACTTCTCAGGCAGATACACGGAAGGCGTGAGATAGGGATGTTGGCTATGGCATACCTGGAGAGACATTGGGACGAACTTCCCTGCGAAGAACTGCCGCTCAAATGGGTTGAAGAACTGACCGCTGAGTTTGAGGCGGCGCTAGAGGATAGGGGGCGAGAGTGGCTGGAGAAGAGGGTGAAGGAGTAGGGGCTATGAGTGACCTCAAGTTTCCGCCGAGTGAATTTTTGCAAGAGGAGCTAGAGGAGCGCCAGTGGACAATTTCCGACTTGGCGCGGGAAATGAATTGCGCCGAGCACTACGCCCGTGCACTTGTCAACGGTGGGCATCGGATAACGCGGGTGGCGGCGATGCTGTTGGGTGAAGCACTCGGAACAGGCGACGAATTCTGGCTCAATCTACAACTCCAGTACGACCAGGTAGTAGAGGAGAAGCCTTGACACCCCTCCGTATCCTCCATCACATCATGTGGATAGCGTTCCTGTTCATCGCCCCTGGGCTGGCGATGTGGATTCTGCTGTGACAATCATCGCTGAGAACGGCTGTGTAGCCCGCATCCGCTACGGCAAGAGATACACCATCTGGGTTCACTGTTCAGAGTGCGGCCCCACGCCACCCCGAACCCGAATCGTACCCCATGCCGTCTCAGGCGAGTTGATGACGATGCTCGGCGTCGTCACCCTGTCTGGGCGGCAGGCGTGCTCGAAATGCGGCAGGGAAGGCGAGAGTCGCGAGTGTTTAATTCCCGAAAGGACATCACAACATGGGCGCTGTGGGAAGCGCTGCTGGAACGGGAAGTATGAATGCGCCTGTGTCTGCCTCGGACAATGCCATAGTGAAGGAGCCTGTTATTGTGGCTGACGTAGAGCTAATGCGCGAGGCGCTAGAGGCGCTGGAGGCTGCGGCAGATTTGTTGCGGACTGAGGCCAGAAAACATCATGACAACCTAGAGCCCGTACAAGAGTTGCGTGTCTTGAAGGTGCTCAACCCAGCCCGCGCCGCCATCACGAAATTGGAACAACGCCTACTCAAAGAGTGAGAGAGAAGGGAGAAAAGAATGGAAACTGAACTAGAGCCCAGAGCAACGACGCTGCCTGCAACGAGGGAGCCTGATCCCTACGATGCTTTCCATCAGGCTACCAAGGACGATCTAGTTTTGCCTGTTAGGAAGCTTATGCAGGGCGTCTCCCGCAGAGGAGACACGGCTAAAGCAGGCGAGTTCTGGGATGAGACGTTGGACTCCTACAAGTCAGAATTGCGCGTCGCCATTATCTGGATGAACCGCGAGCGGGCCTTATTTGGCGACGACCTTGACTCAGGGCCACGGTGTGCTAGTGACGATGCTCTCAAGCCGCGTGATCCAGCCATCGTGGACGGGGTACACACTGGCCCCATTTGTGAGGATTGTCCCTTTGCAGCGTTAGGCAGCGGTAAGGATGGCAAGGGGCAGGCGTGTCAGTTTTCCTATCGCTTGCTTTGCCACGATCTGGACGACTCAGAGATGTTCCTTCTGAGAGTCGGCGGGGCGAGTCGTGGGGACTGGAAGCGCTACATCACCAGAGGCCAGCGCCAGGGAACCGCAGCTTACTCCATCACCACCATCATCGGGTCGGAGAAGCGGAAGTACCCCAAGGGGTCGGCGTTCGCCATTACCTTCAAGGCTGGCTCTCCCTTGCCAGAGGACACGGCGGAGATCATGCGGGAACTGGTGGCGGAGTACCAGGGAATGAGTTTCGCTGAGCCAGAGGAAGTGCCGCTCGAGTGAGTGACCCCGTTGTGAGCAACGTCCGCGCACCCGCAGAGGGCCTGCCGCCGTGCCTACAACTGGCCTGCTTTGATGGCCGCCGAGCTTGGTTCATTGATCGCAAGCCTTGCAGCCATCTTGGCTCGCCGAGATTTATAGTTTTTACCAGCCTCACTAGGCGAAGTGGCTCTTGGCTTGGATTCCATCCAGAAATGAACTTGCCGCAGGGTTATGGCCCTTTGATAACTGATGTTGAAACCGACGACCCCGCCGAAGCCCAAACGGCATTTGAGCGCGGGGCTGAATGGGTGAGAACGGGGCAGGGGCCGTGACCGCTCTCTGCACCGTCTCCTACTGTCCCGCGCCGTCTGATCCTGACTGGCACCGCTGCTTTGTCTGCCAGAACAACACGATTGAGCACCATCATGTCAAGTCGCGGGGCATGGGAGGCTCAAAGGAGCGACGAGACGACCCACTAAATGTAGTCGCGCTCTGCCATTTTCACCACGAGATGGTGACGCTGCACGAGTGCTCTGATGACATTCTTGACCTTCCTCGCGGACTGACCTACGTCTACTTCGACCTGCATGGGAAAACCGTAGTAGAGCGAGTCCTACTGAGCAAGGAGGAAAGCGATCCAGTTCTGAGTGCTGCTGCTGAGGGGGGAGCGGACGAGGGTGCTGAGGCCCTGTTGTCTAGGGGCGCGGATGATCCTCAGCCTCCGCCCCCTCAACCCTCCTCGGCGGCAGCACCCAGCGCTGGGCTAACCCACGAACAGCGCGTAGCAATCGCCCAGGACATAAAGAACGCGGAGTGGAACCGCCAGTGGATCGCGGGCGACACGGGGAACGCCTGGATAGCGGAGTTGGGCGAAGAGGCGGAGCAGTACCTCTCTGACTTCGGCTACGTCCACGAATCCCTGGCGAACATTCTGCGTGTCTGCGCGGCCATCCCGCCGCCATATCGAAATGGGAACCTACGCTACTCCCACCACGTCGTGGTCTACCAACTGCTCCGCGAAGACCAAGTGCTTAGGTTGAAAGAGTGCGAGGACGAGGGATGGTCGGTCGCGGAGTTTCGGCGTCAGGTGCACGGCCCATCCAAGAGCACCCAGCGCTGGATGCTAGAGGAGCTGCTTTCTAAGGCAGAGCAGTTCCTTAATGGCTATCCTGAGCCGCCACGGTCTACCTATACCGAAGCAATTGATTTCTTCCTTGATTGGCTAGGAGAGCAGCGATGAGCAAGTTCTCTGCGCGGTCTGCAAGAGAGGCTGTATTGGCTCAGGTGGGATGCGATTGCATCATGGCGAAAGAGATAGCTGGGCAGGCTGGTGTTACTTTCCAGACGGCTATCGGGCACCTTTGGGCTGCTGAGGCAGAGGGATTGATTGAGATGGTTGAAGGGCAGACCGAACAGGGTAGGAAGGCGTATTTTTGGCGACGTAGGAACGGGCGATGACCCACACCTACTGTAGCGAATGTAAGCGCCATATCCCCTGGGGCCAGCCGCGAGTCTTCATGCGGTTCATGGAAGGGAGTAAGGTAACAAAAGAGGGGGAGGTGTGTGTCCGGTGGTGTATTGAGGGGGCAGAGGGGGAGGCGCTTATAAGTGCTGGCATGAGAGCCGCTGCCCTGAAGATGCATAGCCGACATCCAGGCATGGCAAAGAAATGGGGCGGACAAAGGCGTGACAACCTACACTGACCGGCTCTGCATCTGTTGCGGGGAACCGTGTCCCTGGCCTCTCAGGGGTAGCAACGTCGCGCCTCGGTGTGAGAAGTGTCGGCGCGGGTGCAGCGCGCAGCGTAGCCAGCCCTGCAACAAAGGTGCGCGGTAAGTGAAGTGGTTTCGGTTCTACTACGAAGTGGCGGAAGACCCGAAGGTGCAAACCTTGCCAGCGCGGCTCTTCAAGCTCTGGATAAACGTGCTCTGCCTAGCTGCGAAGAACAAAGGGGTTGTGCCTCCAGTGTCTCAGGTTGCCTACGCGCTGCGCATGGGGCGTACGCGTGTTGATTTAGACATGGCTGCCTTGAGTCGTGCTGGCCTATTCGATAGGACTCCTACAGGTCTGGTTCCCCACAACTGGAACGGCCGGCAGTTCACCAGTGACAACGTTACCCCCCGCGTAAAGAAACACCGTAAGGGTGTTACAGGAAACGTTACAGAAACACCCCCAGATACAGATACAGAAAACAGACTCAGAGACAGAAACGGTGCGTAATTCTGTTACTAGGTATGGACTTGCTTATAACGGTACGTACGGTAATAGCCAATTTCTCGTTTCGATTTTCAATCTCACGAGAAAGTTGGTGCATATCGTGATGGGAGGGTGAATGATGCCGAAAGCCTTTGGCAAGCTGAAGTGTCCCTGCGGTGGAACTACGTGGGTTGTGCGGTTGCGCTTGGATGACGACACCGTGGATAGCATTCGCTGCATCCACTGCGACAGCTTGGCGAAGATAACGCTCTTACTGATGGAGAAGGCCACACCACATTAAGTGGCTTCTGGCCTGCCTCACGGCGGGGATGATTGTGGGGCTGGTGCTGGGGCTGAGGGGAGAGAATGATGGTTACAGCGATAACGTTCGAGACGGAATCGGGCGAGAAGATGGTGAGCTTGGCGGATATAGTCATGTTTCTATTCAAGCAGCTTCCAAAGGACAAGCAAGCGAAGTTTCTGAAGGAAGCGGAGCCGTTTCCCCCTATTGGGTACTAGCTGATGCGCGCCTTGTTCCGCTTCCTTCACCTGTTCTGCCCTCACCAAGACGTACACCGACTCCTAGCCAAGAAAGCTTGGCGACAAGAGCAGCGGGATCGGAGGAAGAAGGCTCAAGGGACAGTGGTGCGGCACTTCGGGGCATCATCTGCTCCTTCGACTGGCCGCAAGGATGCGCCTACTGGATCGGTGTGGCCTATTGCGAGAGCGGCTTGCGACCATACGCCGTTGGATATGGAGGCCGTTATGTGGGTCTGTTTCAAGTGTGGCTCGGCCACGGCTACGGAGCTGACTGGCTTAAGGAGCCGCGTAACAACACCCTCGTCGCCTGGGAATTATCGGGGGGTGGAGTGAACACAAGCCCGTGGCCGGCGTGTAGATGGCAATGACAACCGAAGCCCCGCCTTGCATCCACCACGACAGGATTGCGCCGCCGGACGGCCCTGAGTCCGTCGCGGGTTGTCTGAAGTGTGGGCGTGTGAAGTGGTACTCCAACGGCGACTTCTACAGCTTCAACATAAAGGAGACGCTACAGAGCGTGCCGGTTAAGTATCAGCAAGAACGAGTGTGGGATGAAGAGTCCTAATTGGTGCCCTAACTGCCACCAAGATACCCTCAAGCCGACTGGCAGGAAGGCCCAGTTTGCCAGTCACACAGAAGCAGACCCTCCTCCAATCGATGCCGACGAGTTTTGGGAGTGGGAATGCCAGAATCCAGTTTGTGAGGAGCAGTGGCGAAAACTAGGGCAAGGTGGGCCGTGGCGATCTGCGCGAAAGAAAGATGGTGCCGCCACGAGAGACCCACGCTGGTCTGAGCCTATAAAGCCCATGAGGAAAGCAAAGGTGAGTAAATATGAGTTCCCTTGGCCTCCAAAGGAATTGTCCCCGAACGCGAGGGTGCATTGGCGGACGCTAGCGCGGGTAAGGCGGGAGTATCGAGAAGACTGTGGGTGGATCATTGTTGCGAAATGGCATGACCGGCGACGGCGGATGCCAGAGAAGATCGTTTGTGCGGAGGCACGCTTGGCCGCGCCCGTTCAGGCCCAGGTGACGTTTATGGTGGTTGATGATCGGCGACGTGATACGGATAATTTTTTGGCGATGCTAAAACCGTGTTTTGACGCCTTTGTCGAGGTGGGTGTGCTGGAGGACGACTCCCACGACAAGCTAAAGATAGCGGAGCCGAAGTGGGAGCGGGGGCCGGAGAAGAAGGTCATTGTGGAGTTGAGCCCATATCGAAATGGAGGGGAATGATGAAACGCACACCAAAGGCTATTCACATCTGTCGGTTCTGTCCCCAGTGTGGTTACAGCATATCCTGCGGACAGCCGTACTGTAGCTGCGGGAAGAAGCTGTAATGGACCCCCAAGCGGCCAAGGCGCTGGCAGAGCAGTTAACACAAGAGCGGGACGGAATTGAGCAGACAATGCAGGACAACGCAGATGTAGCGGCAAAATGGGAGGCGCTGGCAGAGCGGCTGAGGGGGGAACTGTCTAATATGTGGGGTTTGCATCATGGATTCACGCACAAGGGGCACAAAGAGGGCCGCGAGTCTTGTCCGTCTACGTCCTGCCAAAATGCCCGTGCCGCCATCGACGCCACGCCTTACCTACCGGCAGGCAGGCCCGAAGAGGCTAGGGAGAAGGAGGGGAAGCGATAATGGCAACTATCTTCAAGCACATTAAACCGTTCGAGAAGCGAGCCATCGACCACTTTCGACGCTGCATCTACGAGGCCCACCACGATGTTGAAGAGGCGCAGAGGGAACTAGACTTCTACACAGAGCTTTTGCAGAGGTTTGAACCTTGCCCTGATTGTGGAGGGCAGGGGGACATCGCTCATCATGTTAGCCAGGATGATACACATTACGAGAAATGCTCAAAGTGTAGCGGCCAAGGGACGAAGGTGCTTAAGGAGGCCAGCCCATGAGCGAAGAGGCGAGGGAGAAGGAGAAGAACGGATGAGAGTTGTACCGCCGCAGGGATGGACGCGGAGACACCAGGGTTGTGGGATAGAGAATGGGCTACCTCCAGCGATAGCTTACTGGAGTGGTTGTTTGGGATGTCTTACTTGGTCAGAGACTTTTGAGCGGCTGAACAAGGGGCAGCAGGACTTGATTCGAGCTGGAGACAGCGAGGTGGTGGCGCGTCTCAGGGGAGCCCGCTCATGAGCGATGAGGCGCTGAGGCTGCTGGAGGACTTGGTGGCGTACATTGAGGAGATGGCAACCAATCGCTTCGTCCCAAGGCCCGACAAGCGTCTAGGTGCAGCCCGTGCCTTCCTAGCCCAGCCCATACCGGCAGCGCGGGAGGCGGTGCTGGAGGAGGCGTTGAGGGCGTACGATTACGTTGACAGCTTGCTCGTTACTGTTGAGGTGGCTGAGGGAGACGAGCTTAGCGATGCGATGCTAGCTCTCCAAGAAGCGCGTGGGTGTGCAGATGATATGCGCCGCGACGCCCTTGCCGACACCCCCTCGGCTGCTGCGGCGCTGCTGGCCCAGGGGGAAGCGCTAAAGTTCTACGCCGACGAGGACAATTGGGGCTGCCAGGCAACGCCCGTACATTTGACTGAGTGCTACTGTGAGGTTCCGGCAGACGATGGCGGTGAACGTGCTCGTGCTGCCCTGAGCGGGGAGGAGAAGGAATGAGGCCGGTCATCGTCGGCACTCTCTGGACGGTTTGTTCGAGCACTGTTTGCGGGCTTGCTTGGGCGTTCGGCATGAGTCCCGTAACGGGAGGGGCTCTGGTAGCTTGTAGCGTCGGGCTCGGTGTCCATTATGGATGGAAGTTAGGGCGCGTTGAGGCCGATGCCCGTGTTGCTCTAGCCCCAGGGGAGAAGGAATGATAGCGCTAGTCCCGTTCCTGATCAGCATTCTCTTGATGCCGCTGGTCGCATGGGCGATCTACAAATCCTTCGACTGGCTTCTCAACAGGCATCTACGAGATGACGATGACAGGGAGAGCCCATCACGTGAGAGCTGATGTACGGCATTGAGCGCCGCAACGTAGCCCGTGTTTGGTGCGGGGTGATGCCCCGCGTCGGCTCCAAGCGCCACATGCGATTTTGCCCTGACTGCCGTGCGGTGAAGCGGCAGTACTGGAAACTGGTTAGCGACCAAGGGAGCACAATTGCCAAGGCGAGTATGGGCGTTGACAGTTAAGCGGATTGGGGCTACCCTAGTGGCGAATACGGAATAGCGGGACAAAGGCCCCGCCGCAATCGGCCTAAGCGATAGCCGTTTAGGGCTGGTTTTCTGTTATGTGCTGGTTAGAGGACTTGCTAGAGTTCTGGTTTCCTGCGCCCGTCGACGGGGCAGAGGACTCCAAGTTACCTACGGAGAACTCCAAGTCTCATGTCCGGCGCCTACCACCCGCCCCAGTGGACATTCCTGAGTGGCTTCGTGCTGAGCCTGCGGTTAGGGAGGCGGAGCGGGTAGTGCGGAGCAGGCGATGAGCAACTGGCGGTTTTGCCCGAAATGCTACCGCGACGTCGCCTACCGCTGGGACACGAAGGGCCACATGGGTGAAGTCTACACTAGGTTGTGGTGCGCCACTTGCGGCACTGTCCTAGAAGAACGTCTCACTACAACAGCGAGCACAAGCTCTGTGTGGGTGCCCTCTTGATTCCCCTCTGTGCCCCTGGGGGTGAGCCGTGAGCATCTCGCTTGATTACGCCACATCGTTAGGCGCTTGGTACGACAAGGAGGGCTTCCTGCACTGGCCCATCAGCGGCACAGCGGACGTGACGCCACGCTACTGTCCGTCCTGCTCACAGCCTGAGCACGGGAACTTAGCCTGCGACTACGCGTTTGCGATTGCGCTCGACCTAGAGCAGTCAGTTCTCCCAGTGACCTACCGAGTCATAGATGACCGCCTATTTGAAGTTCACCCTGGCGCACCTATGAGTAAGGATGACCACTGTTGCCTCTGCGCCTATAGGAGACAACGATGACTTGGTTGTCGTTTTGTGCGAGACGGCCAGCACCGAGTTGGAAAACTGGCTACGGCACAGGAGATCGCACCCTGGCGCAGATAGAAGGGGTGTGCGACCACTCGATGGAGGGCTCGTTGGCTGGTGCCTACTCCGTGCTGGACGGCCCCGCGTATTCCTCGTGGACGTTCTCGATCCCGAAGGTGGGCGAGCCTATCCAGCACTACTCGTTGGAGAAAATACCCTGGCACGCTGGGCTCCCTGGCGACCGGCGGCACGACACCTCTCTGATTGGGAATCTGACGCTTATAGGCAAAGAACATGAGGGCGGCGGGCCGAACGCCCGTGGCGAGCCATGGACGGAGAATCAGACGTACTGGAGCGCTAGGATAGACGTGGCGGTGCGTGTGCTGTGTCCCGTGTTCGGGGCGAACCCGCCGACTCTTCGATTGAACGAATGGGAGCACCGATGGCTCTCGGCCACGAGCTGCCCTTCGGGGCGCAACCCCTGGGAAGCGAAGTTCGCGCTCATCACAGAATGGGAGGACGAGATGAATCAAGCTGAGTTCAACAGGATGTTCAAGCAGGCGGTAGAGGACGTGGGTTTCCCGTCCCAGGATGCAGACGGGAACTCTACCTCCGGCGCTCACTCGCTGGTCTGGTGGACGGAGCTATTCCGCGCTCACCAGGAGAACCAGGGCAAGCATAAGCACGGCGAAGGGGCGGAACACGATCACTCATTGCGCGGCAGGACAGGTAAGGCGTAATGGGGAGATCGGGCTCATCTTCATCGGCACAGTGGCAGTGGTCACTATCATCTTCGCTGCGGGGTTGTGGCTCATCATAGAAGCTGACCGAGAAGCTGCGAGGATTCGGAAGGAACGAGACAGGCAAGTAAAACGGAGGCGGCGATGACAGATACAGCAACGTGGCGGTGCGAGCGCTGCAAGACTGAGTTCATCGAGTCTGGCGGCGACCCCAACGATTGCAGTCCGCGCCGAGTGCTTTGTCCGTGCTGTAAGACGTTTACGCGACAGGAGAGGCGATGATGAAGTACCTAACTGCCGAAGATAATCCTGTGTTGGCGAAGTTGTGGGACAACAACGATGACGCGGTATACGATTCCATGGAGACATCAAGCAGCGCCGCGAATGGCGGTAACGTCTGTCTCTGTTGTGGCCGTCGCGCCGAGCATTACGGACACGCCTCAGTGGATTCGACGGGGATAATCGAATCCTGTTCCAAGGAAGTCTGCGTGCTTTGTTTGGAGACGGGATGCTGGGGCCAGGACGGCAAGGGCTGTTTCGGCTACAAGCTACGCGACAAGTCGGCAGAGTGGCATCAAGGATGCGCCCATGAGGAGGCAGAATGAGCGACATGATAGATAGGGTGACGGGCTCTACAGGCAACCCCGTCAGCGACTCAGTAAGCCGTGGGTTGTTCGTGGCTGTAGTCCAGGCAGGGCTGGCGTTCGTCGCCCTCCGTGTTGACGCGCTCACGGGGGATGACGTGGTGTTGCTGGTGCCGGTGACGACAATGGCTGGGTATCTCTTGTTTGGGCTCTGGGACAAGTTTGGCAAGCCGAGGCTGCCGTCTGCGTAATGGCTGGTAAGCCTGTCGGCGAAAGGATAGCGAAGACAGAGGCGCTGCTTGTCGCGCACACGGAGGTCTGTGAGGGGCACTGGAAGTCGATTGACGAGCACCTGGGGAGGTTGAACGGCGACGTGGCTGAGAACAGTAAGTTCCGAGTTCAGCAGAGGGCAGTGTACGGGGTGATAGCCGTGGCCTGGGGGACGGTGTTGATTCCACTTACGGCGATAGCGGTGGCGGTGTTGGCGTGAAGTTTCCAGGGAGACGTAAGAAGACCGAGCCGTATACAGAGTTGCAGTCTGAAGATGTGGGCCTGACCGCCAATGATGTGATGACAGACAAGCAGGTGCAGAGGTTCACGAATACGATTGAGGTTGGCCGCGACGACAGGTCGGGCGAGGGCACGACTTGACCTACACCGTAGGGATGGTCAGGAAGCTCTTGTCAGAATATCAACGTAGGGCACAGGGAGCGCGTATGCGGCCCCCAGAGGACAGGTTGGGGACTAAGCGCCCTCCACTGGATGAGGCCCCGTGGGCGAACACTAGCTGTCTGTGGTTGGACTTGGAGCAGGCGATGAGGGCGCTGCCATTTCAACATGCGATGATACTCTGGGACGTGGTATGCAGGGGCGAGTCAAGCTCGCGGAACGGGACGAAGCGGTACAATTGGCGGGCGCAAGTTGCGGATTGGTGGGGGATCACCCCTGGGGACGTGAACAAGATAGTGGACGAGTCTCTTCAGGAGATGTGCGACTCACTCAACGGAGTCGCGGTTGACAATTCTATAGCCGTTGCCTAGAATGAGAGTATCGTTAGCGTCCTGTACGGGGCGCTCTATTTGTTTAGGTTCACGACTGAATCTGGCAAGACGAGGTGGAAGTGTCCACCGCGAAGGCACGCCCATATCAGGACTAGGCGCTCCTTGAGACTCACGTTGAACTCAATGTCTACATCCGCAATAACTTTGTTCACTTCCTTGCCTCCTCAATGGCGTCGCGGGCGCGTCTAGCATCACCGAGGGATAGGCTCTCAAACGCTCCATCATGGAGGCAAAGATCGTCTGGTGAATTGGGGGACGAATCGCCAGCTAGCCTTGCGAGGGGCTCCAGCGCCTCCAGCAGCTGGGTGTTGACGGCGCGGAGGCGTTCTAGTTCAGTAGGTAGGGTTTCGGCACAAGGGGCGCATCCGTAGCCATGCTGCCCTTCGTGTATATCCGTTAAGTCAAACAGATTCACGAGTCGAACGGACTTTCCCTTTTTCATTGTCCCCTTCCTTTCCATGATGATATGGGGCTAGGACTTCTTTAGGGCGCTCTCAATCTCTTCGATGAAGTCTTCGGCTGAGACCTCGCCGGTGAGGACATCAACTACCCCATCAATCTCGCTGATGCCATAGAAGTCGAGGTATTCGAGGATGGCTTCTGCTAGCTTGCGGGCTTCGGATGGTGAGAACATCGTTTCCTCCTACAGACTCAGCAGCGCGACAACGGTGGCTGCGGTAACTATGAGGTAGCCTATCAGGTTTAACATCAGGCGGCCTGCCTTATGAGGCTATTGGGCCGGTACACTCTTGGAGGCACCAATACGGATGGGCGGATCAGTTGCTCGCTTTGAGGGTCGCCTTTGCTGATGATCGTGCCGGTCTGCTGGGCGGTCTGGGTGATGGCGCTGCAGACAGCCCATTCCTCCGCCGTTAGAGGGACATGTATGGGCTCCCCCCAGTAGGCGGTAGACTTGCAGGTCACGATGCCGCCCTTGCGTCCGAACGTCGCTTTGCCAGGCGTTGTGCGGTGATCCTTGCCAGGAATGAGGTAGCGTGGGCGGATGGTCGTATCGGGCTCATGGCGAACACGTGGCTTGTAGGGGCGCTCGGCAGCGGGCTTGCGGCCATTTCGTGATGCAGGGATGCCGAGAACGTTAGAGATAGCAGAGACGATGTTGCGGGCGTCATCTTCGCCGACGCGGACGCCGCGTTTGGTAGGATGCCACTCACCGTCAGGGGAGCGCCAGTAGTTACGGATGTCAACGTATCCTTTCTTTCGCCAGGTTCCGGCGCTGACTACCAGCTTGGTGTCGCCGCTGTTCTTAATCTCGGGGGACTGTGTTACGCTTGTCTTGGACATGGTAGCTAACTCCTTTCATGTCCAGGGTCGCTCTAACCAGCGGCCCCTTCGTTTGGTTACTTCTCGCGCCAATTAGATATGACTAAGCCGAACAGCCGATAACCCCATTCATAGAGTCCGTTTCGATTTATGAAGTGCCAACTGCAAAGTAGCCAATTCCAAGGGGTAGTGCATTGATTGGGCCAGTCGTAGGTAATGTAGATAGCCATGTCATTTTATTGTGGCAAGATCCCGTGCGCGGTTTCTTTCCCATTTGACGGTATCCCTGTGGATGGCCCCGCACGTCATGCCAGGCCAAATGACGGTACAGAACAATTTGTTACAATGCTCGCACTTGCGGAGTTTGTCTCGTAGCCCGTTGCACCCAGCGCATCGCTTTCGTCTCATTGTTCAGTCTCCTTTCTTATCCCAGTCCTTGCTTTGACAGTGAGGACATTGGACGGGTTTATCGCGGCCCTGCTCAAACCGTTTGGGCCTGGGCGTCCAGGCGTAGCCGCACTTCTGGCAGGTGTAGGTGGTGGGCTGTGTCATGAGCGTGCCTCTTCCTTGCTCCATAAGTCGTTTGGTGGAAACATGGGATTTTCTACTAGATGCACTCGGCCACCAACACAAACGCGAGGATTCACAGGGCAGCCGTAAGGGTCGCGGTTGTTGACTTCTACGTCTATCTGGCCTTCCTCGGTGGGGTGGCTGTTATAGTTGAGTGGGCCTAAGGGCAGCCCGTCGCGATGGTGTACCCAAAGGTAGCGGCCATCTGTTACCACTAGCGGCTTGTTCATGCGTCCCCCTTCGCGGCCTTAATGGCGGCGCGCCCATTGGTGATGTCGGAGCCTGAAGGCATTGCACCGTTTGCTAGCATTTCAACGATGTACTCCAGCTCCTCTAGCAGTTCTGGTGCGGCGGCGATGAGGCGGGCGTTAGCGTCGATTTCTGTCGCTGTCATCAACTGAGGCCATTGCAAGTCTACGACGATGTTATACGGCTTGTTGCGCTGATGAACTAACCCGTGAACATTCGCACTTCCTACCCACGGCCCAGGCGTATGCTTGTCTGTCATGCTGGTTTCCCTCCTGCTAATCCGTCCGATGGCTTATCTGTGAATTGGCGTCGCGTCGCTTCTCCCGAAGTGCTTGTACAAACTCAGAGTTAATACATCCAGCCGCGGTAGATGCCCCATCTCGGGCATCCTCCCAACGGGCTGCTTTTAGGGCGCCAACCGCATCTTCAAGGATGCCAATGATGCTTTCGCGGCGAGCCGCCTTAAACTGCCAAGTCTCGTAGTGGTGACTCATACTTTTCCTCCTGCTAGGATTGGCTTGTTCCAAGGGATAGCCGGATCAAGTACGTCTCTAGCATCCTCTAGGGGTTTGTTGATCCCGCTGTAAATCCATACAACGTGACACTGTGGGCAGGGCAGGAAGATCGAACAAAATGGACGATCCTCCCATCCTGTTAAGGTGCTACCGTCTTTCGGACATTTCTCCACAATCTGTTCCCTCCATTCTCTAATCCGTCCGGTGCTGGCCCCGAACGAGTCAGGGCCAACGCTGGGGGGACTAGCTTATTTGGTGGCTGAGTGGTTGTGGCACTAGGCATTTCATTTGGAGGACTGCCCACGCCCTTGTGCTGATTCCTTCTGGCCAGCGTCCGGTACGTTGTTTGTAAGAGATGGCGCTGGCCGCTTCTTCCTGTGCTAGTTGTGCTCTGCGGACTGCTTCGGGTATGTGTGTCATCGTGTCTTTCCTCCTGACTACTACCATGACTACACTGACAGTACACCCTCAGAGAAGGCTTGTCAATCCCCTGGACAGATAGGAAAGATTGCAATGTTTATCACAAACGACATCTCATGATGGTTAGGCCTCGCATCTTCGATAACGAGGTACGCACTCGCGCCCTAGCGTTAGTGATAGGTTCAGGGAGCATACACCAAGCGTATTGTGTTCTCAAGGAAGAGCTAGAGGCGGAAGGACGCCGCCCGCCCGCTTACAACACGTTACAGGTATGGGCGCAGCAGAGTAAGGAAGCGATGGAGATTGTCCACGCCGACACTAAACAGGAGATGATCGCTATCGCCTCAGACGCCGTTAGAGCCTGGGGACAGCGAGCGCTGGAGGCCGCTATAGCCCTTAAGGAAGACGGCAGCTACGCCGTCCCTCATGGCCAGGTGATGGTTCCCTATGGTATCTCCATGCAGCGCCGTTCAGAGTGGGAGAACACCGGCAACAAGGGTAATCAGATGAACGTACAGTTTAACTTGGTGACTCGTGAATAGCTGGTATCAGCTCCTACTGTTGAACATGGCCCACGGTAAGTACCTGAACCTGTCTCGGCGTCTACCTACTCAGTACGACTGGTGGGCGCTGTGGGGACTGGTGCAAGAGGAGCAAATGAGGGTGACGGAATGAAGGAAGAGAAGGCAGTGCCGTTTGAGCCTGAGGCTGACCCTGAGCTAGTGGAGCGACTAGCGCGTGCGATGGAAGACTACCGATGGGCTGTGAGGCTAGAGAACAGGTCGCCTGTGACTATGCCTAGGTGTACTTGCTGCCCTGTTCACCACTGGCCTATCGGGTAGAGGGTGTTAACGTCGGCAGACGCGCAGAAAGAAAAGGCCCAGCGGCCTAAGGCCATGTCCATGAGTATTATTAGGTAGGTTCTCAGGCCCTAGAGTCTCCCTATAACTGGGCTGTCAAGTATTTTAGATACGGATTTACTTGACATATGACATATAGTGCGAACCAAACACGGGTTCCATGATCGCGTTTCTCTTGTAACAGTCTAGGTGTTAGCTGACAGACGCGGCCCCTATCTAGAGACATTGACATAATGAACACATCAGGAAGGGGAAAAGGACATGCTTAAAATAACCAAAGCCCGTTTGGGGAAAGTCAATTCCCTACTGCTGTCCTACAGGGAGGCGGTAAAGCGTCACACCCTCTCTGAGGCGAAGGTTCGGAGGCTTGGCAAGTGAAACCTCCTATCTGTAAGCTCTGTAGGAAGGCTCACTGGACGTACGAGACACACGACACAGGGGAGGTTCCTGCGTATGTGGAGGAGATGGCGTCGGGCGCGATGGGGCAGGAGAAGCGAATCACCACCTTCCCTGACCCGAATCCAGCAGAGAGCGTTACGGTCACTGCAGAGTCACGCGAGACGGTCTACGTGGAGCCTGTTACACAGAAAACGTGTAACGCGTGTAACAAACCGTTACACAATCGCGGCAAGGTGTGTAACGCCTGTCGCCAGCGGGCCTACAGGGAAAGGAGCAGGGGATGACGAAGTGGATATGTTGGCTGGGTAATTCGTGGCATTACAGCGAATCGTTGGTGTGCCCTCAGCATGGCCCACTCTAGGGAGCGCTCCAAATGACAGAACAGCGATGGTGGACTGGGACGGCTCGGTGCCCGTGTGGTAAGACGTGGCAAGCGGTTGTGCCGTGGAATGTCGGGAAGTTAGAGTGCCCACGCTGCCACGAGATGACGGGGGAGCCGGAAATTGCGTGAGCCTCCGCTGCAGGGAGCGTCCCATCACGTCATGGGCGTGTGAAGAAGAATGGTCACTGAAACCAAAGTAGACATCGCGCTGAACAAAGGCGCTCAGTCCGACTTCGTTCATTCCGAGGCTGAGTTCCCCGCGTTTATGGGAGGCCAGGGTTCGGGGAAAACGGCGGCGGGCGTCATAAAAGCCTGGATGTTCACCGTTCAACACCCTGGCTCTCGCGGGGTCTGGACGGAGCCCGTGGCGGCGATGTTCGCCGAGTCTCTTTTGCCGACGCTCCGTGAACTCGCAGATGAAGACGGGAACAAGTATTTCGGCGACTATGAGGGGGCGTTCTGGCAAGAGCAGGGGAAAGGTGGCCCCAACCACCGGATTGAGTTCGCCAACGGCTGTCTGTGGATGCTCAAGGCCGCTGAGACGCCTGAGAGATTAGTCGGATTCGAGGTGGCCTGGGTGTTGATGAACGAGGCCGGTTCGACCGAGCACGGCTCTCAGGAGCAGGCTTACTTAAACTTGATTGGTCGCCTGCGCCAGAAAAACTATCCTCACTGGTTGGGGGTCGCCACGACTCCCGCTGGCTACAACTGGCTGTACAGGGAGTGGGTCGACCAGCCCAAGCCGGGCCACGTCCTGTTCACAGGCTCCACCTTTGAGAACAAGAAAAACCTCCCCGATGACTATATCGAGAGGATGGCCCAGGAGTACGTCGAGGGGACTCCGATGTACGACGAACGCGTCCTAGGCAAGTTCGTCCAGATGTCGGGGTTGGTGCTACCTGGGTTTGACGCCGCCAAGATGACATCTCCCTGGCCGGACGAACTGTTCACTCACAAGCTAGCCGGTGTGGACTTCGGTTCGCAAAGCCCCACGACCGTCATAGAGACCGCCATGAACTCCGGCAGGCACATCTGGGTGCGGGAGTGGCTGTACAAGAGAGAGTGCGACGACGAGACGTTCGTAAAGGCTTGTGGGGACGCGATGAAAGACGGCGTGACGCAGTTCATCTGCGACCCCTCTGGCAAGGACAGGATCGATTGGATGTGCCGCCAGGGCATCCCCGCTGTTAAGGCGGAAAGCAACAAGATCGAGCGCAGGGTGAAGGCTTGGACGACCCCTATCTCTGAAGGACGGCTGACGGTAGACATCAACTCAGGGTTTCTCATCAGGGAACTCACGGGGTTAGTGTGGGCCGAGCGCAGGGGAAGAGACATGGAGACGGACAGGTTCTCCCAGAGCTCCCCCGATCACGCCTTCGACGGCGGTGCCAGCGCCTTGATGCGGATTGACCGTGGCTACTTTGATCTAGAGAAAACTACCGTGAGGTATCTGCTCTCGTGAGTTTCAATAAAAAGCCCGACGCCCCCCACATCGCCCGTCTCAAGACGAAACTGATGGCGCGTTACGGTCTACAGGACAAACTCGACCAGAGGATGCTGGATCACTACAAGCTCTCTCACCCGAAAGAGATGGGTCAACCTCAACTGGACAAATCCCAGGCCGAGTTCGAGCTGAAGTCCGTGGACGCTGGGTTGGTGGGGTTCATCGTTGACCAGGATGTGTTCGTCCTGAATGGTGAAGAGACGATCCGTGTCAACCCGTTCGGAAATCAGGACGCGGAAAAATGGGCCTCCCAGACCGCTGAGCCCTGGCTGGTCGCGGCCAGGAAAGCGGCAAGGCATAACGCGATGGTGGAGGTGAAGAAGCGCCAGGATTTGAGATTATACGGTCGGGCCTGGACTACCACCCTCCCCGCCCCTCAACTCTGGGGCGGTTCTGACTTCGACCAGAATAAAGACGAATCCAACGATGACTACAACGCTAGAGTCGAGAAACAGAAGAGGACTCGTTTCCCGATCACTCAAAGTTGGGTGTCCGCTCGTGGGACGTGGCCCGTCTTTGACGAGAACGGGGACGTGGCGGAGACGATCAAGATCAGGAAAGTAGACCCTGAGATCATCAAGAGCAAGTTCCCCGACGCTAAATTGCCTGAGTCCTCCCAGCCAGTGGAGATTATCGAGTACGCCAACCACCAGTGGTTCGCCATCACGATTCCCAGCAATAAACCAGAGGAATCGCAGGAGTTACAGGTCTGGGATCACCATTTAGGTAGGCACCCCGACGTTCTGTTCGAGGGGGAACCCCTACCCGAAGACCCCGACAACCCAGGCGAGAGGTGGCGGGGCGCGGCCTACCACGTCCTCTCTATGGTCGAGACGATGAACGACCTTCTCTCGGACGCCAGGACGGCCTCAAGGATGGAGGTCACGGCGGCGACGGTGGTGAAGCAAGACCCCGAAAAAAGGGCGGCTGCTTCGGCTGGCAAGCCCGAACAGTTGAAAATCAAGTTCTGGGATACCATCAACATCTTCACGTCGGAGAGCGTAGAGCGGTTGTCGGTAGCGGGGCTCAATCAGGCTATCGTCACCCTCTTGTCGTTCCTGAAACCCCTCTTAGACCAGACCGCGCTCTCGCGGCCTTCTCTCATCGGGTCAATCCTCTCCGGCCAGTCCTCGGTGGCGCTGAACACCGCTGCCCAGAGGGCGGTAACTGAGCTGAACGTGAGCCAGACCTCACTACAGGACGGGGCGGCTCAGGAATGCCAGCTCCTGTTCAGGTCTGTTGTCTCTTTGTCTGAGCGGTTCCCCGACATACCAGATGCCGTGACCGTGAGGTTTGCGGACTCTGAGCACGGCTCCCGTGAGATAAGTATTGAGCCCAAGCCCCTATTGGACTGGGAGCCGCTTATCTCCGTCGAGATTTCCCAGAACATCCCCGTTGACGAGGGGGCCAACGTGACGAACTACGCCGTCGCCACCCGCTCGGGGGCGCTGTCGAAGCAGTCCGCCAGAGAGCGATACCTGGGACACGAAGACCCATTGGGCGAGGAGGATAAAGTCAAGCAGGAGAAGTTGGATGATGTCCTTCACGAAGGGACTGTCCAGTGGCTTCAACAGAGACTATTGGCGGGCATCCAGCAGGTCGGGGCGATGAATCCGCAAGAGTTAATAGACCAGTCAGCGGCTTCGACCCCTGACATTCAGGAAGTCCTGGCCCAATCCTTCGATGAAGAGGGGGACGCTGAGACGGGGACGCTAATCCGAGGCCAGATGAACCGCACCAGGACATCACGCGGTCAACGGCAGCAAACGGAAGGAAGAGAACTTGTCGGGTGAGGCGATCAAGCGGATAGACGCCAACATGGAGGCGGCGCTGGAACGCTCCGTCCGCCGCTTCGAGGAGAGATTATCCACGGCCTACGACCGCATGGTTGCAGCCGAGCCTGTCTCCGTTGAGGAGAGAGGTAAGGAATATCTCACAATAGCGGGCGACGTGGACGCCTTGAAAGCGTGGTACGACTCCCAGAAGGCGATACACGGCGCTCCCATAGCTCGAACCATGCTCCTAGAGTTCGTCAAGGACGGGGAGAAGTTCGTGGACAAAATAGTTTCCAGCGCGAAGGATGTCACTGGTGCCACATAACTTCTTCCGGTTCGAGCCCCCCCAGGTGCGTCAGGCGCGGCTACGCGACACTACCCGCCGTCTCACGGGCGAAGTGTTGGAGTTCAACGAGCTGCTCTCGGAGAACCTGAGACGGTTTCGCGAGGTAGAACAGCGGCAGCAACCCCCCACTCTTATAGGGGACTTCCCGCCCAGCCCATCACCTAGTGGCATATTCGTAGACAGAATTGCGGAGCAGCCTGAGTCCGTCAGGCAGTTCCAGACTCGATTCCCTGGCGAGGATGTCCCTGGCACCACTCCCCAGCCCACAGTTGGCTTCCAGCGGCTGACCGCAGCGGAGCAGCAGACTTCTTTCGAGGGGGGGTTCCCGCTTAACCTGGAAACCCCCGAACGCAAAGCAATGCACCTGTGGCTCCGCCGTGCAGGCCAGTTAACACAAGAGGGTCTGTCGGTAGAGGAGGCATTGGGTAGAGCGGAGGCCGAGGTGGGGCCAGCGATACAAAGTGTTCTCACACCGGAAGAGAGAGGCGGCATCCGTGGCCGCTTGGAGCGGGGGGCGGGCCGGTTGCTGAACATCGCAGCGAAAGCAGGCGAGGCGTTTCAGTTCGTTACCGATCCTGGTCAGGTAGTCGGACGGGCCGGAGAATCGTTCCAGCCCCCTACAGGCATTACGGGCCGACCTAGCCCAGAGCAGCAGAGGCGTCAGGCGCTATTCGCTACTGGAGTTGAGGTCGCCGCGCCGCCATCATTCACGGAAATACAGGAATTGGGCGCAACGGTGAGCCGCCCCCTTGTTAGGCCTGTCCTACGGGGTGCCGCTGAGGTCGTTGAAGAGGTAGAGCGCCCTCTTGGTGTTGAGGGTGTGGTGAGCGATAAGCTCCGCTCTCAGATTGCCGAGGACATCGCCACCGAAATCTTCAATCCGGTCAACATCGCCCTTGTCGCGCCGTTTGCTATGCAGGGAACGGCGGGGCTTACGGGCGTGCGGCTGGCCGAGCAGATAGCGTCTAACCTTCTACTAACTGGCCTTGAACCGGCGTTGGTGAGGGGCACCTTGCGGGGGCTG